ATGAAACACGACGTTGCCGTCACCGAAATCGCAAAGGTGATGGGATGTTCCGAGAGGCAATATCTTCACTGGTTGAAGCGCTTTGGTCTGAATGAGCAGGTGCAAAACAAATCGTCCAGCACCGAAAATGCTCTGCAACGATTGCGGACTGAGCTCAACAAACTGATCGATGGGGAGGAGCTGCCAGACAAAAACAAGGCAGAAGCCCTCATGGCTCTGGCGAAAGCAGTGAAGACGGTTGGTGAGCTTGCAACTGAGACGGGGGCGTCGGAAGTAGGCGGTGGTGCTTTGGTACCAAGCCTTCATGAAGCCAGACAGGCTCTGGCTCGCATAGACAGGAGAATCGACGAACTTGCAAAAAGGCGCGCGCAGGAAATCTTGGGGCGCGGACTTGACGCGAAATCAGATCATGACAGTGGAAAGCGAATGGCTGCTCAAGGCGCGTGATGCGCAATTGCCGCCGCCCGCCGGTTGGCGAACCTGGCTTATTCTGGGTGGTCGCGGCTCTGGCAAAACGCGTGCTGGTGCTGAATGGGTTTCTGGCATGGCTCTGGGTTTGGCACCTTTTGCAGTAAGCGCTTGTGGGCACATCGCGCTGGTTGGTGAAACTTTTGCCGACGCGCGCGAGGTGATGGTGGATGGTCCATCCGGCATATTGTCTGTCTCACGGCTTTCGCGGCCGCGATATGAAGCAACGCGTAAGCGACTTCTGTGGGACAATGGTGCGGTGGCGTCGCTTTATTCGTCCGAGGATCCGGATGGATTACGCGGACCGCAATTTGATGCTGCATGGTGCGACGAGCTGGCGAAATGGAAGAACCCGCAAGCCACATGGGACATGCTGCAATTTGGCCTGCGTCTGGGCGACTTCCCGCGTCAGGTTGTGACGACGACACCGCGGGCCGTGCCTTTGTTGAAGGCATTGATCAGCGATGCTTCAGTTTCGATGACGCATATGTGGACATGTGAAAACGCAACCAATCTGGCGAATGGTTTTATTGAGACGATTAACCAGCGATATGCCGGAACAAGGCTTGGACGGCAGGAACTCGACGGCGAATTGATTGAAGAGCGCGCAGGAGCATTGTGGTCGCGTGAGCGGATAGAACAGTGCTTTGAGGTTCAGGCACCGGAACTTATCCGCATTCTCGTGGCGATTGATCCGCCTGCTTCATCGGGTAAGTCGTCGGATGCTTGCGGGATCGTGGTTGCAGGTATCGATGAAAATGGTTTTGCGCATGTGCTTGCCGATGAAACCATGAACATGGCCAAGCCACATCAGTGGGCGCGACGGGCGATTGCGCTTTATCATTCCTTTGAAGCGGATGCGGTTCTGGCTGAGGTTAACCAGGGCGGCGAAATGGTTGCAGCCGTGCTTGCGGCGGAAGATGCGACGGTGCCGGTTCTGATGCGGCGTGCCTCGCGCGGCAAGTGGTTACGCGCCGAGCCGGTGGCAGCCCTTTATGAACAGGGGCGTGTTCGCCATACCGGGCGTTTCGCAGCACTTGAAGACGAAATGTGTGACTTTGCGCCGGAAGGGCTCTCGAACGGACGCTCGCCGGATCGCCTCGATGCACTCGTTTGGGCGCTGACCGAACTCATGCTGGGTGGCGAACGAAAGCCACGTATCCGGCGCTTCGGGTAAAATTTAACTTTATTGGAGAGCCGATATATGGCGTGGAACTGGCCGTGGCGCAGAGGTGCTGCGAATGCCCCTTCGTATTCTGAAGCGGGGCGAGAGAGAAAAAGCGCAAATGGCTTCGTGGCGCTGCATATGGAGCGCGGCGCTTCGTGGATTGCGCGGGATTATACGTCGCTCGCTCGTGAGGGCTTCATGCGCAATCCGGTCGCGCATCGCTGCGTGCGGCTGATCGCGGAAGCGGCCAGCAATGTGCCGTGGCTGCTTTATGAAGGCACGACCGAACATGAAGTGCATCCGCTGCTCGACCTCATCGCGACACCGCAATGCGGGCTTGATGGTAGCAGTTTCTTCGAGCGGCTTTATGGGCATTTGCTGATTTCGGGCAATGCTTATGTGGAGCGCGTCGATCTGCCGAGCGGTAGAAGTGAGTTGCATCTTTTGCGGCCTGAAAGGGTGACGCTGGAAACATCAAGTGACGGCTGGCCGCAATCGCTGGTCTATCGCTCGGCCAATACGAGCCGCATTGTTTCACTTGCGGGCGCTGCATCTGTTGGCCTGCATCTGAAGCTTTTTCATCCGCTGGATGATCATTATGGTTTTCCGCCGCTTGAAGCAGCTCTGATGGCGCTTGATCTGCACAATGCGGCAGGTGCCTGGAACAAAGCACTGCTTGATAATTCAGCACGCCCCTCCGGTGCGCTGGTCTATGCTCCTAAAGATGGTGGTAACCTGACGGAAGAGCAGTTTGATCGCCTGAAAACCGAACTTGAGGAGGGCTACACCGGAGCATCTGCTGCGGGGCGGCCGCTGCTTCTTGAAGGTGGGCTCGACTGGAAGGCTATGGGTTACAGCCCACAGGATATGGATTTCATCGAAGCGAAAAACGGGGCGGCTCGCGACATCGCTTTGGCTTTTGGCGTGCCGCCGATGCTGCTCGGCATTCCGGGTGACAACACTTATGCCAATTATGCCGAAGCCAACCGCGCATTTTATCGTCTGACTGTGCTGCCGCTGATTAACCGTACCGCCAAGGCTTTGGAGTGCTGGCTCGGTCCATTGTTTGGTGACGATCTCAGACTTGAGCACGATACTGACCGCATCGAAGGTCTGTCGCTGGAGCGGGAATCGCTCTGGCGGCGCGTGTCGGAAGCCTCATTTCTGAGTGATGACGAAAAACGCGATGCGGTTGGCTATCAGCCGTGTGCGGAAAGGAGAGTTTCATGAGCAATCTGAGCGAAACCGTTATGGCGTCTGATGCAAGTCTGGTGTGGTTTGCCAAGGTTGCGGGCGCGGTGGCCGGTTCTGCCGTGTCGCTCGCTTATATGCTGCCAAATGGCAAGCGGGAAGCGGCGATCCGATTTGCGGTCGGCATGATCTGCGGCATGGTGTTTGGGGGAGCTGCAGGCGTGAAAATTGCCGAAACGCTTTCTCTGCAGACCCTGCTTGGGCGAGCCGAACTCATGTTGATGGGGTCGACGGCTGCAAGCCTCGCGGCATGGTCTGTGCTGGGCATTCTCAAACGTTTTGCCGAGCGGGCCAAGAACGCATCGCTAACTGGAATTCTACCCGTTGAAAGGAACAGGAATGGCAAAGCCTGACCTGAAACTTGAAACTAAGCGTGCATCATTGGCGCTTGAAGAGATCGAAATCGATGGCAGCTTTTCAGGCTATGCAAGCGTGTTTGGTTTAGCTGATCTCGGCAATGATGTGATCGAAAAAGGCGCCTTTGCGAAGTCGCTCACCTCGCGCAAATCATCGGGCGTGCGAATGCTCTGGCAACACGATGCGGCTGAACCGATCGGTGTCTGGACCGATATTCGTGAGGATGCACGCGGCCTTTATGTCGAGGGCAGACTGGCCAAAGGCGTGGCACGCGCACGCGAAGCCCTGGAACTTATGCGCGCTGGCGGGCTGGATGGCTTGTCTATCGGCTTTCGCACGGTCAAAGCGCGCAAGGATGCGCGGACCGGTTTGCGTCACATCACGGAAGCAGATCTCTGGGAAATCTCGGTGGTAACTTTTCCCATGCTGCCACAGGCACGCATCGATAATCTGAAGGCGGAATTGCCGACAGTCAGAGAATTTGAACGCTGGCTCACGCGGGATGCGGGGCTGAGCCGTTCTGCTGCACGTCTGGTTATAGCCAAAGGCTATTCAGCGCTTGCAGCCATGCAAAGCCGGGACGGGCGGGACGCTTTCCAGGCAGATGATAAGGCGCTTGCGCAGCGTATGCGCGCCGCCTGCAAGATGATGCAACTCAATTAAATCAGGATCAAAAATGGTAAAAAATCATGCAATCCCGCTCGAAACCAAGAGCGTGGAAACGAAGGCGCTTGGGAATAATGGCGATGTCTCGGAAGCCTTCGACGAATTTATGACGGCCTTCTCGGCTTTTCGTGAAGCCAATGATGAGCGTTTGAAAAAGGTCGAAAAAAGTGCCGATGTCGATGTGCTGTTGCGCGACAAGGTTGATCGTATCAACCGCGCGCTCGACGAACAGAAACAAGCACTTGACCAGTATGTTTTGAAAAGCGCCCGTCCGCAGCTTGGCAAGGGCAATGCTATTGTTGATGTCGAGCATAAGCAGGCCTTTGACGGTTATGTGCGCCGTGGCGACGAGCAGGCGATGCGTGGCATTGAGCAAAAGGCACATTCTTATGCCTCTGGTCCGGACGGTGGCTATCTGGTGCCTGCGGAACTAGAGACTGAAATCGGTCGCCGTCTGGCCGTGCTCTCGCCGATACGTGGCATCTCCAGTGTGCGCCAGGTTTCTGGTGCCGTGCTGAAAAAGCCATTCTCGGTCAGTGGCCCGGCAACGGGCTGGGTCGGCGAAACCGATGCGCGTCCGCAGACCGCTTCGGCCAAGCTTGCAGAGCTGCAGTTCCCAACGATGGAAATCTACGCAATGCCAGCGGCCACTTCTTCATTGCTTGATGACGCAGCTGTCAACGTTGAGCAGTGGATCGCCGAAGAGGTCGAAGCAGCCTTTGCCGAACAGGAAGGTGCTGCCTTCATCACCGGCAATGGCCTGAACAAGCCGATGGGTTTTTTGAGCTATAGCACCGTTGAAGATGCGAGTTGGGAGTGGGGTAAGATCGGCCACATAGCCACTGGTGTTGACGGCGCATTGCCTGCTTCCGATCCATCCGACAAGCTTATCGAACTCATCTATGCGCTGAAAGCTGGTTATCGCCAGAACGCCAATTTCGTGATGAACCGCAAGACGCAGAGCGTGTTGCGCAAGCTGAAAGATGCGGACGGCAATTACCTCTGGCAGCCGCCAGCGGCTGTTGGTGAAAAGGCGTCGCTGATGGGTTTTGGTCTGGTCGAGGCCGAGCATATGCCAGACATTGCTGCTGACGGAACGCCGATTGCCTTTGGCGATTTTGAACGCGGTTATCTGGTGGTGGATCGTATCGGTGTGCGCGTGTTGCGCGATCCATATTCTGCCAAGCCATACGTGCTTTTCTACACCACCAAACGCGTGGGCGGCGGCGTGCAGGATTTTGATGCGATCAAGCTTCTGAAATTCGCAGCCTGATATTTTTAGCAGTGATCTCCCTGCCGGTTTTGGCAGCTAGATTCAATTTGCGAACAGGTTGAATCTTTTTCTGGGGTTGCATGCGTAACTATCTGATTTGAGAGTTATTTAAGGGGAAAATACATGACAATGTTTCTTGTCACGCCGCCGGCGCTGGAGCCGGTGACGATTGCTGACGCACGCGCATTTTTGCGAATTTCGACTGAAAGCGAAGACGAGATTTTGCGCCGTATTATCAAGACCGCGCGCGAGCTTGTCGAAGCCGAGACGGGGCTTGCACTGGTTGATCAGACGTGGCGCTTGCGTGTTGATCGTTGGCCGCGCTCGGGGCGTCTCGCTATTTTCAAATATCCGGTAAAAGCTGTAACGGCTGTGGTCGCATATCGTCCTGATGGCAGTGCAATCAGCATGGAGCCTGAAGAGTTCATGCTCCAGCATGGCCGCCGTCCGCAACGTGTTTACATGGCGCAATATCCGGATGCACAGACGTTCTGTGGCCTTGAGGTAGACTTCATTGCGGGGTTTGGGGAAACCGGCGTTGAAGTGCCGGATGCGCTCAAACAGGCGATACTTACTTTGACTGCGCATCTCTATGAGAACCGCGCAGGCCTGGATACAGCCAAGGCTGAACTGCCTGCGATGGTTGGCCAGATGGTCGATAGCTGGCGACGAATATCCCTATGAACAACGTGCTGTTTATTGATCCGGGTCAGCTCACGACAGAGTTGGCCCTGGAAGCCATGCAGTCTGTTGCTGATGGTATGGGTGGCTATCGCGAAACATGGTCGGAGATCGGGACTGTTTGGGGGCGTATTGAACCCCTATCAACCAGTCAGCGGGATTTCGGTATCCGGCCACGCCCGGAGATCACCCACCGCATTCTGGTGCGTCATCGAGCAGATATCGCAACAGACAAACGCTTCCGCAAAGGCGGACGTGTTTTCACGCTGCGCTCTGTCCACGATCCGGATGAACGCGGACGTTACCTTATCTGCCTGGCGGTGGAGGATGGGCGGTGAATATCACGATGAAACTGACCTTCGATGGTCTCATTCGGGCACTGCGTTTCAGGCAAATCGCGGTGCGGGAGGATATTGCCACCGGGCAGCTGATTGCCCGGCGCGACACTCAAAAATCAAGCGGGGAGCAAGATGAGGAACGGCGCGGCAGCATTGCAGAAGGCACTTTATGACGCCTTGAAGAATGACGAAGAACTTATTGAAACACTTGGGGGTGAGCATGTCTATGATCACGTTCCGCCCAAGACTCCATTTCCTTATGTCACGCTCGGCGAAACGCTGAGCAAGGACTGGAATACGGCCTCTGAGCCGGGTGGAGAACATTTTCTCAATATCCAGATATGGGCGCGTGAAGCAGGTCGCAAACGCGTGCTTGAAATTGCCGGACGTATCGCAACGAGGCTCGATGAAGAACCACTCGACCTCAACGGTCATCGCGTCGTTAACCTCATGCTGACCGAAGTTCTAGCCCGCAACACGGACGGGTTCGGCAGCTATCTCGGCACCATGCGCTATCGCGCTGTGACCGAACCGGAAAATTAAAGCTCATCCCGAAAAGTGGGAACCGCCTATGCGGGGAAATCAGTCCACTGGACTGATTTCTGATCCCGCTTCGATCAGAATTAAGATGCGCGTAAAAGCAAAAAAGATCGAGGAACACAGAATGGCAGCTCAACGCGGCAAGGATATCTTGCTGAAAATTGCGCATGGCACGGACCAGTTTGAAACCTGTGCTGGCTTGCGCACCAAGCGCATCGCTTTCAATGCCGAAACCGTCGATGTAACAGACGCAGATGCTGCCGGTCGGTGGCGGCAATTGCTGGCTGGAAGCGGCGTGCAGCGTGCGTCGATCAGCGGATCGGGCATATTTAAGGATGCAACATCGGATGCTCTTATCCGTAGTGTGTTCTTTGATGGTGAGATTCGCAACTGGCAGATCTTGCTGCCCGATTTCGGCACCATCACCGGTCCTTTCCAGATTGTGGCCCTCGAATATGGCGGCAATCACGATGCGGAAGTGACGTTTGAAATTGCGCTGGAATCCGCAGGACTGATCTCCTTCGGAGATGTACTATGATGGTCAATCGCCATCGCGGCGAGGTTGCGGCAAAACTTGATGGCCGCGACTGGACACTCTGCCTGACGCTGGGTGCGCTGGCACAACTGGAGTCTGCTTTTGAAGCGGACAATCTCTCCGATTTGATTGCCCGATTTTCCGGCGGCAAGCTTTCCGCCTTCGATATGCAGCGTATCATCTGCGCCGGTTTGCATGGCGGTGGACATGATGTGCCGTTTGAAGATGTAGCGGAGATGCGAGCAGATGGCGGTGCCAGTGGCTATGCCCGCATCGTTTCAGCACTGCTCACCGCGACCTTCGGAACGGAAGAAAGCGATTCTCCTTCAAACCCTTGAGTGCCGCAGTTGAATCAGTTCCTTCACGTCAGCCTTTTCCCTGGGAAGAGGTGATGCGCGCAGGTTTTGGTTTGCTGCGGCTTTCCTCAAAAGACTTTTGGGCCATGACCCCACGCGAACTTGGCGCCGTTCTCGGACCCGTTTCGCAGAGCACAAATGCTCCTTCGCGCGCGACACTCGACGCGCTGATGCACGCCTTTCCCGACAGGTAGTTTACAATGACAGATGAAAACGTAACCGTTTCCGTCGAGGCGGACACGAGCGCCTTTGATCGCGCTCTGACCGATCTTGAAAAGCGTTCGTCAAGCTTCGGCTCAAGCCTGACAACGGCACTGAAAAGTGCAATCGTTTCCGGCAAGGGGCTTGATGATGTGCTGCGCGGGCTTGCCAGCAGTCTGGCAGGCTCAGCGCTTTCTGCTGGGCTTCAGCCACTGCAAAGCCTTGGCTCCTCGCTTATGTCGGGTGTGATGGGCGGTATTCGCGGCATCATGCCTTTTGCCAAGGGCGGGGTGGTTTCAAGCCCCACTTACTTTGGCATGGGAAATGGTTCGCTGGGCCTGACGGGTGAGGCGGGTGCGGAAGCGATCCTGCCGCTGGCGCGGGGTGCTGATGGCAGGCTGGGCGTTGCCACCGGCGGCGGTGGCTCCAAGCCCGTGCAGGTCGTGTTTAACATGACATCGCCCGACGCATCTTCCTTCCGCAAATCCGAAGCACAGCTGTCAACCATGCTCGCGGGTGCTGTGCGCCGCGGCGCACGGAGGATGTGAGATGCAAGCTTTTCATGATGTTCGTTTTCCGCTGGGGGTCTCATTCGGTGCGACGGCCGGACCGGAGTGGCGCAATGAAATCGTCACGCTCACATCAGGCTTTGAAAAGCGCAATGCCCGATGGGCGCATTCACGCAGACATTTTGATGCGGGAACCGGTTTGCGGTCGCTGGACGATCTGAAATCGGTGCTTGCCTTTTTCGAGGCAAGACGCGGATCGCTGCATAGTTTCCGCTTCCGCGATCCGTTCGACTTTTCTTCGGCTGCGGGCAGTTTCGCACCATCCTTTACCGATCAGGTGATCGGAACAGGCGATGGCGCAACAGCCATGTTCCAGCTTGTCAAACATTACGAAGCGTACAGTCGACCGATTACACGCCCTGTCGCGGCTTCCGTGCTGATTGGCGTCAACGGCGTAAGGCTCGATGAGGGTGAGGCTTATACGCTCGACCATGCCAAGGGGATTGCATCTTTTACCCCCGATTACGTGCCTGCTGATGGCGCAAAGGTGACAGCTGGTTTCCTGTTCGATGTGCCTGTGCGCTTCGACACAGACCGCCTAACGGCGAGCATTGCTTCGTTTCAAGCAGGTGAAATCCCCTCTATTCCCATTATCGAGGTCAAGGCATGATCCCTGTCCCGGCAGAACTTGAATCACATCTGAAGGGAGAAGTGACAAGCCATTGCTTTGCATGGCTTATCAGACGTTCCGATCAGGTGGTCCTGGGTTTCACAGATCACGACCAGGCGCTGGTTCTGGAAGGTATTTCCTGCGAACCATTGACGGGTCTCAACAGCAGTGAAGCCACAACAACGCTCGGTCTTTCCATCGCGGGCGGCGATGTCGAAGGTGTGTTGTCCTCGATACGCATCAGCGAGACCGACATTGAGCAGGGGCGCTTTGATGGTGCCGTGGTCGAGAGCTATCTCGCCAATTGGAATGTGCCTGATCAGCACATGCTTTTGCGGCGCTGGACAGTCGGGGCAATCACGCGCTCAGGTGGCCGATTTGTGATGGAACTGAAAGGTGCTGCTGCGACTTTTGATGCTGTCTGTGGGCGGCGTGTTCTGCGTCAATGCGATGCGGTGCTGGGGGATAAACGCTGCGGCGTGAGTATCGACGACCCGCGCTTTTTTGCCGTTGGTTTTGTTGTAAGTTCCGACGGTGCAATTCTCGATGTAAGTGGGCTCGATGGTTTTGCCAGCAACTGGTTTGCACAAGGGCGGCTCACATGGACAAGCGGAGATAATCAGGGCGGTTCGGTGCGCGTCCTCGCACATAGCGGCAATCGCTTGAATCTCACAGAACCGCCAGTTCTTGCCGCAAAACCGGGCGACGGTTTTCGACTGGTGGCAGGCTGTGACAAGAGCTTTGCCACCTGCAAAGCAAAATTTGCCAATGGCACAAATTTTCGCGGCTTCCCGCATCTGCCGGGCAATGACGCCGCCTTTGCCTATGTCAGCTCCAACAAAGAATATGACGGGAGCACGTTGGTTCCATGATTATTGCAGACAGAGTTCTGACAGAGGCGGAAAGCTGGATTGGCACGCCCTACCGCCACGGTGCTTCCGCGCGCGGTATCAGTTGCGATTGCCTTGGTCTCGTGCGCGGCATTTGGCGTGCGATCTATTGCACTGAGCCGGAAAGCCCCGCTACCTATGCACCAGACTGGGCGGAGGCCGCTTACGGCGATCCGCTGCTTGAGGCCGCATCGCGCCACATGCAGCGCCGCGACGGCACTGATCCGCAGCCGGGTGATCTCCTCGTTTTTCGCTGGCGGTCCGATGTGGCGGCCAAGCATCTCGGCATTATGGCCAGTGAGAACCGTTTCATCCATGCCTATGAGGGGCATCGGGTGATGGCTTCTGCGCTGGTGCCGCAATGGCGAAAACGTATAGCCGGAATTTTCATTTTCCCTGAACCAGAAGGTTAAGCAATGGCGACTGTTGTTCTGCAGGCGGTGGGCGCTGCCGTCGGTGGCATTTTTGGCCCTGTGGGTGCTGCCATCGGCGCAGGGCTTGGCGCAATGGGTGGTTATGCCATCGATACGGCTATCATCAACTCCACCCGCCATATGGAAGGGGCAAGGCTCAACGGCGGGCGCGTGGCGACCGCCGAAGAAGGAGCAGCTCTGCCGTTCGTCTATGGCACGGCAAGACTTTCCGGCACGCTGATTTGGGCGACACGGCATGAGGAAAAGAAAACGACTGAACGGCAGGGCGGTAAGGGCGGTCCGAAGGTGACCTCCTACAGCTATTTCGGCAATGCAGCCTATGCTGTTGCCGAGGGGGAAATAGCTGGCATTCGCCGTGTCTGGGCCGACGGGCAAGAGCTTGATCTTACCGAAATCGAAATGCGCATTTATCACGGCACGGATACGCAGCAGCCCGATCCGCTGATTGAAGCCAAGCAAGGTACAGGCAATGCACCCGCCTATCGCGGAACGGCCTATGTGGTGTTTGAGCGTATTCCGCTT